CTTCAGTCCCATGCCTCTGCAAGTAATTTTGCCTTTTCGGCCTTCTTTTTGGCGCGATAGCGATCCCACTTGTCGAGCTCTTCCGCCTCGGACTCAGTCAGGTATTTCCATTTCATCACCTGGAGGGTGCTTCCATAGTATCCCTTGTAGGTCTCGCCAGTCGGCATATAGGCGAGCCTCCTGGTCTCGAGTTTTACCTCATCGCTCTTCTGGTCTGCAGACTTGGGCTGTGCTTTGGCGCGCTCAGGCTGCGGACGTTCCATCTGCTCCGGACTCCTGACATCGCTCTTTGTTTCTTCTGAAAAGTGTTCGATGTCAATCTCAATTCTCTTTGACTGCATCATCCTCTGTGCATGTTTTGGTGCTTGTTGTTGTGAGACATTCAATTTTGATTCCACCGTGACCTGGTGTGTTATGAACCCGTTCCAGAGATCGTCATCTTCAGTGAAGATGGTCTCTGTGGTTACGTGTGTCGGTGGGACTGGAAATCCAACGTAGGACTTCTGAAAGGCGAGCTCAGCATCGCTGAGGCCTTCGTTGCAGATCTTGCTGTTGTAGCGAGACGGGCTCCACAATCTTTCGTTGTGTCGCAGCGCGTTTTTCGCTCCGGTGATTTCTGCAGCATCCTTCTTGAGATCAGAGATTGCATAATGGCTGTCAAACAATAAATTGACGACTGCCTTGCCAGTGATGGCTTCGTAGTGGCGCGTAGCGCCGCCTTTCTCTTGATACTCAGTAGGATTCGGAAGTTTCTTGTTCGCGAGGTTCCAGAGCTGCCATTCGGGAAAAACCTTGTTGAGTGGGACTGGTCGAGTCTTCTTCCAGTTGAAGAGCAGCATGCGGCCGATCTTTCGATCGAGTTCCGATGGCTGCCCCCAGGGGCCGGCGGGGATGCCAACGCCCCCCAACCAATGAGGAATGAACCATGGCAGCTTCAAATTGTCCAATGTCTCCCTGTTGTGTCGCAGGAAGAGCTTCATGACGGGCTCCTTCATCTCCTCTGGACAAAAGCTGAGTAATTGCTGTGCGCGAGTGCCGAGGTTTCCCCAAGGGGTCGCTTGCTCAAAAGAACTGACCCTCCCACCGGAGCTGCGTTTCATCCCAAACATGAGACCAAAGTTGACAAACTTGGTCATGTGTAGGAATG